CTATTTTAAAGCCTGGCGATGTCAGGCAGGAGCTTTCTTGGTACGAGATAATTCAGTCTATGAAAGATACAACTCCCGAAAACCAGGAGTTATTCATAACTTTACATGCAAGACAGTATGGTTGGCACAGGAGGGACAATGTAGAAAGTGACACACATACTTGACTATATAATATAACTGTGTTAGTATTAACACAATCGTTCGACCCTTAGGGGTTGCAAGTAAGTCACGGAACGGAGCGTTCATCCTCATGGAGTTCCTACTCGCTACTCTCCTCACTTGTGAGGAAGCAAATGGTATTATCGATAAGATAAGACCTTCGACTGAAAACCGTACTGAACTAGTTCAGATGGTACAAATGAGTGCAGAGAAGGAATGTTTTCCAGAGGACGCACATGACTGAAGGAACGGGGCCTAAAAATCCAACTACTTCAGGAGTAATCCAATGGCACAAGTCACCTACCGTGGAGTCTCATACGATTCCACAGAGTACCGCAACATGGTACAGGCAGAAGCAAAACAGAGAAACTTCGATCTAATGTATCGAGGTGTGAAGGTTTCTAAGAAACTAGTTTCTGCATAACATCTGACTTACAGATATGAAGAGAGGGCTTGCGAGCCCTCTTTTTTTGTGTTAATATAAGTTAGTGATAAATACCATATGGACAAAGAGAGACTAAAGTTAATCGTCAGGAATCTTAAACTCTTAGTTGATTCATTAGAGTCTGAGGTTCATTCTGATGTTGATGCTTACATAAACCCTGAAGCACCAGCATTCTCTACACCACCTCTTGAATATGATGAAGTTTTCGAGGATGATGATGGATAGTAAAACCAGACAATATGCATTGTCTTTATTGCTAAAGACTTTCGGAAATACTCATACAAACAAAGCAATCTATGAGTGTGCAGATGAATGGTGTAGTAAACAATCAACGACTAGCGGAATAGTTTTATATTTCAAAGCGTATTACGGTAAGTATGAAAGACAAGAAGGCAGCCAAACTGATACTAAAGAGGGCAAAGAAACATCCTGAATTATATTCTAAGGAAGAAATAAAATTCGCTAAAATCTTTAAGAAAAAACTCAAACTTGAAAAGAAACAGCATGAACGTGAAGTTAGTGAGCGTAACTCCAGAAGCGGAAAAGATGATGGGGTACGTAGCGAGAGTGAGCAACCCAAAGAACCAAGACAATCCAAACGTCAGTGGTTTATTGGGTTATTGCATAAAGCACGGGCATTGGTCCGTCTTTGAGCAAGCATACATGACTCTGGAGATTAGTACTACCAGAGGATTAGCAGCACAGATATTAAGACATCGTTCATTCACATATCAAGAGTTTTCTCAGAGGTATGCTGATAGTAGTATGCTTGCTAAGGAAGTTCCTCTTCCAGAATTACGTAGGCAGGATACAAAGAACAGACAGAATAGTATTGATGATGTGGATCAGTTTGTTAAACAAGATTTTGAATTGAAAATGCAAAGACACTTTGTAGATGGTATGAAACTCTACAAGGAGATGCTTGATGCTGGTATTGCTAAGGAGTGTGCTAGGTTTGTACTACCTCTTGCTACTCCTACTAAGTTATACATGACTGGTTCTTGTCGTTCTTGGATACATTATATTAATTTACGTTCTGGACATGGTACACAGAAAGAACATATGGATATTGCTAATGAATGTAAGAAAATATTCTCCGAACAGTTCCCAGTAGTGGCGGAAGCCCTTGTTTGGGTCTAAATAACAATACATTATTAAGTTTTATGGCAACGTATCCTGTAGTTAACACAGAAACTGGTGAACAAAAAGAAGTCAAGATGAGTATTCATGACTGGGACCAGTGGTGTAAAGATAATCCTAAATGGTTGAGAGATTATTCTGATCCATCTACCATGCCTGGTGTAGGTGAGGTTGGTGAATGGAAAGATAAACTTCTTAATAAGAATCCTGGATGGGGAGAAGTCCTCAAGAAAGCAGAAAAATCTGGGGGCATTAATGCCAGATTAGCAAAAAGAAATATCGGTACAACACAAGGACTGGGGGACTATTAGTATGCCAAGAAAGAAAAAGACTGATGATCCCATTGGAGTAGGACTGACGGCTAAACAAATGAGACGAAAGAAACCAATCAATGCTGATTTACTTGTTGAGATTGATCCTCTTACACCAAATCAAGAGAAATTTTTTGAAGAGTATGATGCAGGTAAACATTTGTTTGCTTATGGATGTGCTGGTACAGGTAAAACATTCATTGCATTGTACAAAGCACTTAAGGAAGTTCTTGATTTAGATACACCATACGAAAAGATTTACATCGTTCGTTCTCTTGTATCGACACGTGAAATTGGTTTCCTACCAGGAGATCATGAGGATAAGTCTTCTCTTTTCCAAGTTCCATATAAGAAGATGGTAAAGTATATGTTTCAGATGCCATCTGATACAGACTTTGAAATGCTTTATGGTAATCTTAAAACTCAAGAGACTATGACGTTCTGGAGTACCTCATTCATACGTGGTACTACTTTAGACAATGCTATTGTTATCGTTGATGAATGTCAGAACTTGAACTTTCATGAGTTAGATAGTATAATTACTAGAGTAGGAGATAATTCTAGGATTATTTTCTGTGGTGACGGAGTTCAAACTGATCTTCGTAACAACCATGAACGTGCTGGACTTGGTGATTTTATGAAAGTTATTTCTATGATGGAATCATTTGCCTCTGTTGAATTTGATATCAATGATATCGTTCGTTCGGGATTGGTTAAAGAATACATCTTAGCAAAACATTCTCTTGGTATGTTATGACATTTGAGCATTGTAATTTTCTCGGTGACATTGAACTTGAAAAGAAAGAAACACCTGGTTGTAGACTGTACCAAGTCCCTAATGGTGAGTGGGTTCCTTCTATAACTTCAGTAACATCTTTCTACAACCGACACATCTTTGCCGAATGGCGTAAGCGTGTGGGTGAGGAAGAAGCAAATCGCATCACCAAAAAAGCAACCACACGTGGTACAGATTTCCATGAGGCAGCTCAAGGATATCTGGAGAATAAAGAACTGGATTGGAATAACTTCCTTCCTGCTACACAATTTATGTTCCATCATGCTAAACCTTACCTTGATAAGATTCAAAATGTTCATGCAATCGAGCGTACTCTCTACTCAGAGTATCTTGGCATTGCTGGTCGTGTTGATTGCATTGCTGAATATGAAGGCGAATTAGCAATCATCGATTTTAAAACATCTGAAAAGATTAAACCTGAGAAGTGGATGGAAAATTACTTTGTTCAGGAGCAAGCATATGCTTGTATGTATTATGAATTGACTGGTATTCCAGTTAAGAAACTTATTACTTTAATGGTAACACCAGGTGGTGATGTAAAAGCATTTGACAAACGTAACAAAGACGAGTATATTAAGCTATTAGTAAAGTATATAAAGAAATTTGTCTCCTCTAATCTGCAATCTCATGGTAATGGATAAAGAATTAAACGAAGTGTTGGAGAAGAAGTTTCTTTGTCCATCCAAATTCGCACAAGACATAGAGAAGTTGGTACATGAAAATGATTCACTTAATTATATTGAAGCAATCATAGTTTATTGTGATCAGAACACAATTGAACTTGAGTCTGTACCTAAATTATTATCAAAGCCCCTTAAAGAAAAACTTAAGTATGATGCACAGGAATTAAACTTTTTAAAACGCACATCCCGTGCGAAATTGCCAATCTAGTTTCATAAAAGCCCGAAAAAAAATCCCGCCAAATTTTCCCCCTATTACTTTTTTTAAATGGAAGAAGATCATTTGCCAGAACATATCAATAATCTTTGGGAGGATATGGATCGTCTCAATGCATTATATGAAGAACTTATGTGGGAGCATGATGTTGAGTTAGAGTTTAAAGCAGACTACGAAAACAATCGGATTATTATCAAACCATTGCCTGGATGATGCCTTTTGAAACATATAAAACTTATCTTGCAATGAAGCAACACTTCACTAGAGATAAGTATGATTACCATAAGTATTGTGGTCGTTCTCGTGCTACCTTACAAGCATTTCATAAACGTAAGGACAGGTATTTCTTTGAGAAGATGTCTAGAGCACATCCAGATAAAGAGATAGAGGATTATTTCTTAGCAAACTTTGTTAGTTGTAAGGATCCAGAAACATTATGGATAGGAGAGATAATAAAGGAAGGAGATAAAAATTTTACACAATGGAAGAAGAAGATACAGTCATTGTCCTATACTTTTAAAGAGGATGTTGATGTATTGTTCGATAGGAAGTTGGATGAGGTGTTTAATTGTAGCAAAGGACACCCTCATATATTAAAAAGTTACTTAGGTGGTTACACTACTCTTGAAACTCTCGTGATATGTGATAGAATACTTGGGT